ACCGAAGGCACGGATGGCACTTGCCGGAGAGGGCGAGTTCAAGGCAGGAGATCACTGCAGATTCTGTAAGGCAAGATTTACCTGCCGTGCCAGAGCACAGGAGTATCTGAAGCTGGCACAGATGGAGTTTGCGGAACCTGCATTACTTTCTGATGAAGAAATTGCAGAGGTTCTTCTTAAGGCGGATGCCCTGAAGAAGTGGGCAGAAGAGATATACACCTATGCACAGAATGAAGCAGTGGTAAACCACAGACAGTGGCCCGGATTCAAACTGGTGCTTGGGAAAAGCAACCGGAAGTACACGGATGAGGAAGAGGCAGCGGAGGCTGCCAAGAAAGCCGGGTACACGGACATTTATAAAACTTCCCTTATCGGCATAACCGACATGGAGAAGCTGATGGGAAAGAAAAAGTTTTCAGAGATCCTCGGCAGTCTGGTGTATAAGCCGGAAGGCAAGGTCACCTTGGTGCCGGAATCGGATAAAAGAGAAGCAGTTAAAACAGCAACCGCAGAAGCGGATTTTAAGGAGGAATAATATCATGACAGTTCAGAACACAAAAGTAATCGTACCATGCAGACTTTCTTACGCTCACATCTGGGAGCCGGATTCCGTAAACGGAAGCGAGCCTAAGTATTCCGTATCCTGCATCATCGACAAGGATGACAAGGATACCATTTCCAAGATTCAGAAAGCCATTGAGCTTGCAAAGGAAGAGGGCAAGGGTAAATGGGGAGGAAAGATTCCTGCAAATCTCAAGACTCCTTTAAGAGACGGTGACATCGACCGTCCCGAAGATGAGGCATATGCAGGGTGTATGTTCCTGAATGCCAACAGCAGACAGGCACCTCAGGTAGTGGACAAAAAGGTACAGCCTGTTCTCGATCAGAGTGAGGTGTACTCCGGCTGTTACGGAAGAGTATCCGTTACCTTCTATGCCTACAATTCCAACGGAAATAAGGGCGTGGCAGCAGGACTCGGAAATGTGCAGAAGTTAAAGGACGGAGAGCCTCTCGGTTCCAGAGTAAATGCAAAGGATGAGTTTGATGCCGTTGAAGCAGAGGATGATTTCCTTTCATAACACAAAAAGGGGCGGTGGAAACACTGCCCCATACATAGGAGGTATCAGACATGGAAACATGGAAAGACATAGAAGGTTATGAAAACAGATATCAGATCAGCAGTGAGGGACGGCTTCGATGTATGCCCCGTTATGTCAGGGGAAGGAACGGTTCGACCAGAAGACTCCCCATGAAGGTGCTTGAACTGACGAGAAAACAGGTCCTGTCGGTGAGAGAGCAGATTGCTGAAGGGAAGCATCCGTATGTGATAGCGGAAGAGATGGGGATTTCCCGTAAGGTGGTAAGCAAAATCAAATCAGGGAGGTCTTACGCATGGCTCAGTTAATGGCAATTGATATAGAAACCTATTCTGACATAAGTCTCCCTGACTGCGGCGTGCATCGGTATGTGGCATCAGAACAGTTTGAAATACTGCTGTTTGCATACAGCATAGATGAAGGGGAGATACGGGTAATTGATCTGGCATCCGGGGAAAGGATGCCGGAGGAGGTCATGGATTTACTTATGGATGACAGCGTGATAAAAACCGCATTCAACGCTGCCTTTGAACGGACGTGTATCAACAGATATTTCGGAATAACCCTGCCGCCGGAAGTGTGGAGATGTACAGCGGTACAGTCGGCTATACTGGCACTTCCGCTTTCGCTGGAAGGTGTGGGAGAAGCATTGTCCCTTGATAAAAAGAAGATGTCGGAAGGTAAGGAATTAATCCGGTTTTTCTGTATGCCGTGCAAGGCCACCAAGGCAAACGGTGGAAGAACCAGAAATCTTCCGTCCGATGCACCGGAGAAATGGGAGCAGTTCAAGACATATTGCAAAAGAGATGTTGATGTGGAAATGCAGATACGAAAGAAGATGAAAAATTATCCCATTCCGGACAGGGAGCAGGTGCTTTACTGCATGGACCAGCGTATTAATGACAGGGGCATCCGGGTGGATACACAGATGGTAGGTCAGGCAATTGCCTGTGACCTTCTTTATAAGGAAACAGCTGCCAAGAGAGCCTATGAACTGTCCGGTCTGGAGAATCCGAACAGCGTATCACAGTTAAAGGGATGGCTTTCGGATAAGGGCATAGAGGTGGATTCCCTGGCCAAGGATACCGTGACGGAACTTGTGGGGAAGACGGAAGGAGAGGTATCGGAACTTCTGAAACTTCGTCTTGCCATGTCAAAAACAAGCGTAAAGAAATATGAAGCCATAGAGCGTGCCGTGTGTGACGGAAGGGTACACGGGCTTCTGCAGTTTTACGGAGCGAACCGGACAGGGCGCTGGGCGGGGAGACTCGTCCAGATTCACAACCTGCCCCAGAACCATATGGAAGATCTGGAACTGGCGCGGTCTCTTGTAAAAGAAGGAAGGTTTGATCTGGTGGAACTTCTGTATCCGTCCACACCGGAAGTGCTGTCGGAACTGATCCGTACCGCATTTGTGGCAAAGCCGGGGTGCAGATTCATTATCAGTGATTTCTCGGCTATTGAAGCACGTGTGCTTGCATGGATGAGCGGAGAGGCATGGAGACTGCGGGTATTTTCCACACACGGAAAGATATATGAGGCTTCGGCATCCGCCATGTTCGGTGTTCCCATAGAGGAAATCGGGAAGACCTCACCTTTAAGGCAGAAGGGGAAGATTGCGGAACTGGCACTGGGATATGGCGGTTCGGTGGGAGCCTTGGTGTCAATGGGAGCAACCAAGATGGGACTTTCCGAAGAGGAGCTTCCCGACCTTGTATCACAGTGGCGCTTGGCAAATCCGCACATCACGGAGTTCTGGTGGAAAGTGGATGCGGCTGCGTTTAAGGCAGTGAAGGAAAGATGCACGGTACAGATGGACAGGCTTCTCTTTGAATACAGGGGCGGCATTTTATTCATCCATCTGCCGTCAGGGAGAAAACTGTCCTATGTGAAGCCGAGACTGGAACTGAACAGGTTCGGAAGGGAAGGCATCACGTATGAGGGTGTCGGAGAATCCAAAAAGTGGACCCGGATAGAAACCTACGGTCCGAAAATGGTGGAGAACATAGTACAGGCCGTGTCACGGGATATCCTGGCCGAAGCAATGCTCAGGCTGGAAAAAGCCGGATTCGATATCGTGATGCACGTCCATGATGAAGTGGTACTCGAAGTGCCTGAGGGCGTTTCTTCCGTGGAAGAGGTCAACGAACTGATGGCGGTAAATCCTTCATGGACTATGGGACTTCCGCTTAAGGCGGCAGGATTTGAATCAGCATTTTATAAAAAGGATTAGGAGGCAGAGAACATGAAACTGTATGTATCAACGGGTAATTCCCGTATGGATAAGAAGTTTAACGGTTCTGAAATGGAGTATGCCGATTTTGTGAATCGGCTTTCCAAGACCACACGCACTGCAGAGACCGTGGAGCAGTACCGCAAACTTCCGAAAGCAAAACAGGATGACATCAAGGATGTGGGCGGATTCATCCTTGGAAAACTGAAAGGCGGCAGCCGGAAAAAGGACTGCGTATTATCACGTGGGGCACTGACCTTGGACATGGATCACGGAACGGAAAGCATTGTGGATGAAATCGAAATGTTCCATGACATGGAGATGGTGATTTACTCCACCCATAAGCATACGCCGGATTCTCCGAGACTCCGGCTGATTATTCCGCTGACAAGGGAAGTGACACCGGATGAATATGGCGCGGTAAGCCGGATGATTGCAAGTGATATCGGGATTGAACTGTTTGATGATACCACTTATGAGCCTTCAAGGATTATGTACTGGCCTTCCACCTCTTCGGACGGAGTGTATGTGTTTAAGCAGATTACCGGAAGCGTGGTTAATCCGGATGAGGTGCTTGCAAGGTATAAAAACTGGAAGGACGTATCTTCGTGGCCCGTCAGCAACCGTCAGGGAGAAGTGGTAAAACGGGAGATTAAGAAACAGGCAGACCCCATGACCAAGGAAGGATTAATCGGGGCATTCAACAGGGCATATCCCATCAGGGAGGCACTTGAGACATTTCTTTCCGATGTGTATCAGCCGTCAGCCATGCAGGGACGTTATGATTATATTCCTGCGGATTCGACAGCCGGAGTTGTGGTTTATGAAGAAGCATTTGTGTATTCCCATCATGCTACGGATCCGTGCTGTGGAAAACTGATGAATGCGTTTGATGTGGTAAGACTTCATAAATTCGGGGATAAGGATGCAAAGGCACAGCCGGGAACGGAACCGGGGAAACTTCCTTCCTTTAAGGCAATGCAGGATTTTGCCTCACAGGATGAAAAGGTAAAACAGGTACTTGCAAAGGAAAGACAGGCTTTGGCAGCAGCGGAGTTTTCGGATGTTTCGGATGCCAACTGGCAGATGCAGCTTGAACTGGACCGTCAGGGAAAGATTAAGGATACCCTGCTCAATATTGCCATCATTATCCGATACGATGAGAATCTTAAGAACATCGTCTACAACGAATTTAAGGATACCATTGACGTGATAGGAGAGCTTCCGTGGAAACAGGTAAAGCCGGGATGGAACGATTCAGATCTTGCCAATGCGAAGGTGTATTTCGAGAGGGTGTACGGAATCTGGTCACCGACCAAGTTTAAGGATGCCCTGCTTGCGGTGGTTTCGTCCGAAAGGGTATATCACCCGATAAAGGAGTATTTTGCACCACTTGAATGGGACGGAGTGAAGAGAATTGATACGCTTCTGATCGATTACTTCGGTGCGGAAGATACCCCGTACACAAGGGCGGTCATCCGCAAGACTCTGGTGGCTGCCGTAGCAAGAATCTATCAGCCGGGCATTAAATTTGACTCCATTCTGGTGTTAAGCGGTCCGCAGGGTTTAGGAAAGTCTACCTTCTTTTCCCTCCTTGGAATGAAGTGGTTTTCGGATTCCCTGTCCATTTCCGACATGAGGGATAAGACCGCTGCCGAGAAGCTGCTCGGCAACTGGATTCTGGAAATCTCTGAAATGAACGGTATCCGCAAGACCGAAGTGGAAGTGGTAAAGTCCTTCGTTACCCGTCAGGATGATAAATTCCGTCAGGCATACGGAGTGAACGTGGAGTCCCACCCGAGAAAGTGTGTCATCGTTGGCAGTACCAACTCGGAGTCAGGCTTCTTGCGTGATGTGACAGGTAACAGACGGTTCTGGCCGGTTCATGTTCCGGGAACGGGAAAGTATCATCCTTGGGAACTTACCGAAGTAGACCAGATATGGGCAGAGGCAATCCATCTCTACAGGGAAGGCGAGGAACTGTTCCTCAAGGGAAAGGAAGCCGAGGAAGCCTATAAAATGCAACAGGCAGCGATGGAGTCCGATGACCGTGAAGGCATTGTGGAAGAGTATCTCGACCGTCTGCTTCCCACAAATTGGGCGGAGATGGATATCTATCAGAGAAGGGCGTTCCTCGGTGACGGTGAGTTTGAGACCGTCGGTATTACGGGAACCGTGTTAAGGGAGCGTGTCTGCATCATGGAAATCTGGTGCGAGTGCTTCGGCAAGGAAAGACAGAATCTGAAGAAGTCGGATTCCTACGAGATGGAAGCCATCTTAAATAAAATCGGTGGCTGGAAGAAGTATGATGCCAATGCATCCGGGAAGACGAAAGTACCCCATTATGGAGTACAGAAAACTTTTGTGAGGGTTGTTTCGGAAACCAAGGAAACCAGTTAGCGGTTTCCGATGGTTTCCCAGTAACCGATGAGCAACGCTAGTTGGAAACCGTGCTGATACCTTGGAAATAAAGGGGCTGCGGTTATCAGTTTCCCATTTTCCCATCTTTTCTTATTGAGAAATAAAAATAAGGATAGAAAAGATAAGAAACCATGTATATGCGCGTAAGGGTTTTGGGGCAATGGGAAACTGCAATGGGAAACAAGGTAAAAGTTATGCGTGAAAGTATGATTGAGAGCCGTCTGCGTGAAGAGGCTAAGAAGCATGGAGGAATGGCAATCAAGTTTGTGTCTCCGGGGTTCAACGGAGTGCCGGACAGACTGGTTCTTATGCCCTGTGGCAGAATGGCATTTATTGAATTGAAAGCACCGGGAAAAACTCCGAGAGCCTTGCAGCTGAAAAGGAAACGACAGTTGGAGAGACTTGGCTTTCGTGTGTATGTTGTGGACGGTGTGGAACAGATAGGAGGAATTCTTCGTGAAATACAAAGCACATGAGTATCAGTCCTTTGCAACGGATTTTATTATAAAGCATTCCGTCAGCTGTCTGATATTGGACATGGGACTTGGAAAGACGGTGGTTACCCTTACGGCATTATGGAATCTTTTGTTTGATTATTTTCTGGTGGCAAGGGTGCTTGTGATAGCACCGAAGCGTGTGGCAGAGAATACATGGCCGGCAGAGATTGAAAAGTGGGAGCATTTAACGGGTCTTACTTATTCCATCGTGGCAGGTACAAGGAAACAGAGGGAAGATGCCCTTAGTAAGCGGGCGGATGTGTATATCATCGGCAGGGACAATATCACTTGGCTTGTGGACAGCGGAAGGTTCGGATTTGATATGGTCATCGTGGATGAACTTTCCAGCTTCAAGTCACCGAAGGCACAGAGGTTCAAATCCCTAAAGAAGGTAAGACCTGCAGTGTCAAGAATCGTGGGGCTGACCGGAACTCCCGGAAATCTCATGGATTTATGGGCAGAAATAGGAATCCTTGATATGGGGCAGAGACTCGGGCGTTTTATCGGAGGTTACCGTGACAGGTTCTTTGTACCGGATAAACGCAATCGGGAGATTATCTTTTCCTACAAGCCGAGAGAGGGAGCGGAGAATAAAATCTATGATCTGATTTCGGATATCACGATTTCCATGAAAGCCGTGGACTATCTCGATATGCCGGAATGCATCTATAACAGGGTGGAAGTATCCATGTCAATGGAGGAACAGAAACTGTATGAGCAGCTTCGTGATGACATGATTATTCCTTTGGGAGAAGGAGAGGATATTGATGCCGTAAATGCCGGAGCCTTAAGCAACAAATTACAGCAGATGGCAAACGGTGCTGTGTATGACGAGTCCGGTAATGTCCACCTGATTCATGACAGGAAGCTGGATGCACTGGAGGATCTGATTGAAGCCGCCAATGGGAAACCGCTTCTGGTTGCTTACTGGTTTAAACATGATAGAGACAGAATCATGAAACGGTTTCAGGTAAGGGACATCAATTCGGCAAAGGATATGAAGGACTGGAATGAAGGTAAAATTCCCGTGGCATTAATCCATCCGGCTTCGGCAGGACACGGACTGAACCTGCAGGAAGGAGGTTCGACCATCGTGTGGTTTTCCAACATCTGGCCCTTGGAGTTATATCAGCAGCTGAATGCCAGACTGTGGAGGCAGGGACAGAAACATACGGTAGTGATAGAACATTTGGTAACAAAAGGAACAATTGATGAAGATATCCTTCTTTCCCTTGAGAAGAAGGATAATACGCAGGAAGCCATGATTGCTGCGGTTAAGGTAAGGATTGGAGGTGGAAAGGATGAAGGCAGAAGCAATATTTAAGGAATACAGAACCATGAAAAAGGAACTGTCGGTGCTGCAGTTTCAGATGAGCAGGTTTCAGGGCGTGGATGAGAATGACCTCATTCTCTCCATGCAGTTTTCCCACCCGGAAGAAGGAGAGCGGGTACAGACGAGTAACATATCCGATAAGACGGCATCGGTTGCAATGAATTACAGGCAGATAATGGAAAGGGAAAATGACGAGTGGTTTGATTTCCTGTGGAGCAGATACCGCTATGTCAGCGAGGAAATTTCCTTTTTTGAAAGCAGTGTGGCGGCATTGCCGGGAAACTTAAGCGGTGTGATGCAAGATCTCGTTGAGGGAGAACTGACATGGGAGAGTATTGCGATGAAATATCATGTTACCACAGCCATGATAGCCAAGTATAAAAAGAAGGCACTTTGTGAACTGGAAGCAATGTATGAATTACGGGACAGGCAGACGGAAGCCTATATTTTGAGTTAGGAGGGATTACGATGTGTAAGCGTGGAGACATATATTCCGTGGATTTCGGAAACAATCACGATTCCCATAAGCAGAGCGGTATCAGACCTGCGATAGTCGTGAGCAATAATAAGGCAAATGCAAATTCGCCCGTGATAACGGTAGTGCCCTTATCGTCAAGGGTATGGAAGAGAAGGCATCTGCCGACCCATGTGTTCATTCCGTTAAAGAAAGGGAACGGTCTGAACAGACCGAGCATGGCTCTGGCAGAGCAGGTGGAAGCATTGGATAAGAAATGCCTTGGAGAAAAGATCGGGGAGATTTCAGATGAAACCGTAATGGAGAAACTGACAGTGGCTCTTCAGATACAGATAGGAGCATACAGTGAGTACAATTAAGGATAAGAAACGAAATCGGTTAGTTAAAGGTTAGTTGTTGGTAAGTGGATTATGAAAAAACAATGTGTTAATATTAAGATGGCGAAACAGGAAGGAGGCAGAAATGCCTCTTTTCTTTATGCCCGTGGTGGCTGGCTTTCCAATCCTTTCACTCCACCACGCTACATAGAAGGGAGGTGTTGGCAGTGCCAATGAAACCAAAGAAACCCTGCCATCATCCCGGATGCCCGAAGCTGACGGACGGATACTATTGTGAGGAGCATGAACTGCAGCACCGCAGTGACCGGATGAGCAGTGGAAAGCGCGGGTACGGAAGCAGATGGCAGAAAGCAAGGAAAAGATACCTTCGTCTGCATCCGCTCTGTGTGAAGTGTTATGAAAAAGGAAAGGCAGTGGAAGCAACGGTAGTCGATCATATCAGACCGCACCGTGGTGACCCCGTTTTATTCTGGGACGAAAACAACTGGCAGAGCCTTTGTAAACCCTGCCATGATGACAAGACATGGAACGAAGATTCCAATCCGGAGTACAGATTCTGACCCCGTGGGGGTATCTGAATCTCTACAGGGTAAGCCGCTGAAGACCGGCGCCCCCTCAAACGCAGATTTTCGCAGAATTGAACACGGGGGATAGGAAGCGGACACATATTTTTTCGCAAAACAGTGAAGATACCGATGGTTTCGGTATGATTTCTTTTGCCAAAAAGTAAATAAAAACAGGATTTTTAATGGGTAAAAAGTGTTGAAAAAGATGCTTTTTGCCCATTTTTTATTCCGGGGAAAGGAGAGAGACCGGATGACGGAATTTCAGGAACAACAGATACGGCTGATGCGGGAACAGGGTATCGGCTACAGACTCATAGGAAACAGGCTGGGCCTCTCCCGTGACATCGTCCGGAACTATTGCAGAAGCAGAAAACTGGACGGGTATGGAAAGGCACTATCCAAAAATCTGGAAGAACAGGTAATGCTCGGAAGACAGTGCCTTTGCTGCGGAAAGGAACTGGAACAGCCAAAGACCGGAAGACCGAAAAAGTTCTGCTCCGAGAAATGCAGACGGATGTGGTGGAAAATACACCCTGAACGGATGCAGAGAAATGAAACAGCCATGTACCACATGACCTGCGCAAGGTGCGGGAAGGATTTTATTTCCTATGGAAACAGAACCAGAAAGTATTGTGGGCATGAGTGCTATATAAAAGCGAGATTTTGGGAGGTAGAAGATGAAAATAGCTAAATTGCAGATGCTGCCGATAAGCAGTCTGAACCCGGCTGATTACAATCCGAGGAAGAAACTGACTCCGAAGGATAAGGAATATGAGAAAATCAGACGCTCCATTGAGGAGTTCGGTTTTGCGGATCCCGTGGTAGTAAATTCGGATATGACGATTATCGGAGGACATCAGAGGGTAACGGTTGCACAGGCTCTGGGATATACGGAAGTTCCCTGTGCGGTAGTGGATCTTGACAAGCAGCAGGAAAAGGCTCTGAATGTTGCACTGAATAAAATCACAGGTGCATGGAATGAGGAACTGCTTGCAGACCTGATTCAGGATTTGCAGGATTCCGATTTTGATGCGGGCCTTACGGGATTCGAACCGCCGGAGATAGAGCAGCTGTTTAATAAGGTACATGACAAGAAGGTCAAAGAGGATGACTTCGATGTGGAAGCGGAACTGAAGAAACCCTGCGTTGCCAGAAAAGGTGATGTGTGGCTTCTTGGAAAGCACAGGGTTCTGTGCGGGGATTCCATTCTTCCCGAAAGTTACAATATCCTGATGGAAGGCAAGCGGGCAAATATGGTTCTTACGGATCCGCCCTATAATGTGGATGTGGAAGAGACAGCCGGGAAAATCCAGAATGACAATATGTCCGATGAGGATTTTTATAACTTCCTTTTTGCAGCCTTTGTAAACATGGAACAGAACATGGAAGAGGATGCTTCCATCTATGTATTCCATGCGGATACGGAAGGACTGAATTTCAGAAAGGCATTCAGGGCAGCAGGATTTAAACTGTCCGGCTGCTGCATTTGGAAAAAGAATGCTCTGGTGCTTGGCAGAAGTCCATACCAGTGGCAGCACGAACCCTGCCTTTACGGATGGAAAACGGGAGGAAAGCATCAGTGGTATTCGGACCGTAAGCAGACAACCATCTGGGAATATGACCGTCCGAAGGCAAG